TACTTACACTATTTGACCACCAACCAAATTCAAGGCTGCTTCCAATTTGTGTGTTAGACAAATCGTTAGTAGTAAGCGATGGCATTGCATACCAACTACCATCTGCCTTAATCACATCGCCATTTATATCTTTAGCACCAGCAACTCCCCAAGTGAATGACTGTCTTTTAATTCCGTTAAAAGCTTCCGAGACTGGGAAGAAGAAGCCCCGAGATGGGTAGGCTGTATTTGCGGGAGCATCATTTGTTGTGACAACTAGGTTATCAAGATGTCGGCTATCCAACCACTTAATAATAACTTTTGGCTTTATTTTCTGTGCTGGTGCAGCAATAGCTGAATTAAACGAATTAGAGAACTCCTTTCCATATAATCCAGATGTTAACATTTAAACCTCTTCTAGCGTCATTGCGCAACCAAAATAGTATACACCACTAACCAAATCTCTTCTAATCAAATCTTCATTAAAATTAGTAATAAAGACATTAATTGTTTCTTCCGTATATGGAGTTAAACCACTTTCATCTTGACGAACAATTGTTAAAGTATGGATATCTGAATCCATTGCCTTATCTTTCAAGTAATTCCTAGACTCCCTGCGATCAACAGTTTCTTCGCTTTTATTAGGGATAAAACTCCATCTTGCATTAAAGGTTCTCTTAGACCCACCAAATTGAGCGGCGTTCTTATAATATCTAGATGAGTCACCAGCCCAATTTACATTTTCTATAAACACTGGGGCTGCAGAAATATCAAATGTTCTTGACTGGTTCGTCAAAGGAGCGCCATCAAGTAAAAGCAAGGCTCGTATCAATGTAGAGTCGGCTGTAATGTTCGGACTAAACCTGATCATTTCTGCTGTTGTACTACTATTAAAATTGTTAATATTTATTCTAATAGTCGCAAGGAATATGTCCACATTAACAGTGCTGGCATTTGGGATTGTTCTAACATTACCCAATACTGATATTAATGAACCAATCATTTTTATTCTGAGAGCACTAGTCGTTACAGATGAGGTTGGGGTGATCGCTGAAGAAACCAAGACAATCCCAGTCGTTGTAGCAGAAGCGTTAGCTGACCCAGAAAGTTGAGCGCTACAGAATGCTGTTTTACTAGTGCTTGAAGTTAGTGAAGATGTACACGCTATTGAAGATGCGGCATATGCTACCTTCTGAATGGAAGTTGATACACTCACTGACCCAGAAAGGGTAGTGGCTGAGCCTTCTCTTATCGTTGTAGCTACAACAACATCTGCCGCTAGTATATCGGTAACACTAACCTCAGCAAAAATTATTTTTCTAGCAACAATTGATACATCAGCACTAGCAGATAAGCTTGCTGAAATGGGCATTACTTTTGTTGCATTAACTACAATGCTAGCATTACCAGACAGTGATAAAAGTATGCTATCGTCAGCATTATAAAAATCTATGCCATTATTAAGAGGATCGCTAAAGCTGTAGAAATTGCCTGCCATGTCTACTTCTCTTTAAGAGTAATCTCAACATTGTAATAAGCACATTGGTTGGGAATATCTCTTCTAATTAATGTTTCTGAATATGATTCTACATAAACAACTGTATTATAGAACGGGTCATCAGGGTCCAATTTAATTGATAGCGTAGCTGATGATGGAGCTCTAGCGAGATCGTAAAGATAATTCCTGCTCTTGCGACCATCAATAGTTTCTGATGGTTTATCTGGGAGATAAGTAAAAGAGAGAGTATAATTATTCTTTGCATTCTTGATAAATCTTTTTCTATTCCCGTTTAAAAGTTCAGCATTCGCAGCCGATGTGGACATACCCCCAGTAAATAAACGGTTATGCTCAGTAATCTCTTCCCCATTAAGGACAACAAGATGGGTGATGTTTGGTTGCTGTACAGCCATTAGTTAATACCATTATAGCTTGTAAATGTTCTGGACTCATTGCCAGCAGCTTTATTCATTTTTGGAAGAACATTAACATTGTAACTCTTCATCATTGACTTAAACCATTCCTCTTCCCCGACAAATGTTTCAACATTAATATTTACAGTGGATACGCTAGTTGCGCCACCACCAGAATAAGATGGTGATCCAGAAGGTGCGCTAAACCTTGATTGGTTAATATTCTGCATTGTTCTTGCGCCCATGTTCTTCATAGCGCTAGCGCTGATTCCATAATCTCCGCCCTGTAGCGCTGCAGAGAACGACATTGAAGGTGCGCTAGGGACATAACCGCCCTTGGCAAACTTTGGCATAAGATTATTATTAAGCTTTTCTAATGCACCAATGCCTAATCTTGAAACTGCTTTTGCATTAATAATATATTCCCCACCATGAAGTAATGCGGGGACACCTTGCTGTGTAGGGGCATTTATATATCCACTCGGGATCATTCCACCCTTAGCTCTTGTAACAACAGCATTACCTATATTTGATCCTGGTCTACCAACACCAGTAATATATTGCTGGTATGTCAACGGGGCTTGTTTTCTCGCAGCTCTGGCTATATTATTATTCTCAAATGCATCAGCTCTGCCGCCCTGCGTGGTAGGAGTAGTAGGCGTTGTAGGTGGGGCATCAACACCGCCAGCATTACTCTGGGCATCCGCTGCCTGCTCTGCTGCAACTTTAAGACCTACCCACTTCAAAGTTGTTTCAGTTAACTTGTCTTTTAATTCGTCAAATAATGCTTTATTTATTTTAACATTACTTCTTAAACTGTCCGTAATAGCTGTATTGCCATCAATAATAGCTTGATCATAAACTTTCTTAAAGTCAGTAACAAATGTTGTTGATGCTGCTGCAAATGGAGTTAGGAACTCTTCGTTAACAATTCGCAAAATTTCTGTTTTAGCAGCAGTGAAATTTCCAACTAAACCAGTGGACACCAAACCAAAAGCATCAATAACACTTTGCTTCTTTTCCCCAAATTTATCGCCAATGCCAGTAAGCATTCCAAGAGTTGCACCAATAATAGATTGATCAGCTGGAGTAGCGCCCAACCCGTACTTCGTTTGTGCTTCTGTAACAAGATCACCTAGATTTGTGCTAAATGCACCAATAACCTTGTTTGGCATTTTATCATTTATTGTTGTAACAAACGCTTCAAACATATTTCCAAACTCTATGCCATTAGCCAGAGCTGCATCCGTAGTAAGCGTCTGTAGTAAACCAATTTGAGTTTGATAATCCTCAATTGTGACAGGAGGGAACTTAGTAACTAAAGCTGCTGCTGCTTGGAAATCAGCAATAGACTTATCAAAGAAATCTGAAGCAGCAGTCTTCGCCTCGGCAATAGCAGCCTTAAGAGCATCAAGATTTTCTTTTGCCAACTCCTGACCACGCTTTGTCTCAATAGATTTCATGTCTTCACTAAACGATTTCTCGTCTGCACCCTGCTGAAGTTGCATCATTCTTGCATCATCAACCCGACCTTCATAGACAGCCAAGGCGTAATTTCTGCGGAACTGCTCATCAGTAAGAGCCTTTTCATCAATGCGCTTACGCTTCTCTGACTCATAAGCCATTGTCTTCGTAAGAGACTCTTGTGCTTTTTCTAATTTATCAAGTGTTTCAATCTGGACATCAAATACTTTTAGGGCAGCATCTTTTTGTTTCTTAAGAGCATCTTCTGCTTGTGACACATACTTATCTACAGCATTCTTCAATTCACCAGCAACATAATCTTGTAGAGTCTGTAGGACATCTACAATCTCTTTCTTCATCGCCTCGCCAAGATCACCCTTTGCAAAACCATCACCCATATTGTCAGCAATTGCTTCACCACCAGCCACAGCCTCATCCTTTGTACCATCGCCAATGCCCTTGACTGTTCCTTCTGATTTCTTAATACCTTTCTTGACTCCCTTATCAAGAAAATCACTAATAGATCCTGCGACAGAATCCACAGCCCCAAATGCGGCTCCCTTGCCAGCATCTACTAAACCATACAAGCCATCAATTACACCATCAATACCGTCACCAATAGAACTCAAAAATCCCATACCAGGAAGTTTTGATAACCAACCAAATGATTTAGCAACAGCTTTTGGTATAAGTGTAAGAAAACCAATAACTAATTTTACACCAAGAGAAATAAGACCAATCATGCCCTTAACTAAAAGAGCAAAAGCTTTTACACCAAATTTAGCAACTTGTGCAAGAACTGCAGTCAGATAACCAAAAGCGTCACCCCATTTACCTGTAAATACAGAAACAACAAACATTACAATATTTAGAATCATGTATAAGTAAGGCTGAACAACATTCATTACAAACTTCTGGAACACCACAGCGACAAATTTAACAGCTTTTGCAATTCCGCCGAATGCTGAAACAAGACCACCCACCGCTGTTTTTCCTTCTTTACCACCTTTACCAAACATTGCAAAAAGATCAAGGAACGGTCTTGCAATTTCTTTTAAAGCATTCTTCAATATGTTAAATGCAGCTTTCAACGCTGAAAAAGCGCCAGCACCTGATTTTTTAAATTGATCAAAATTCTTAACAACGACAGTAACTGCAATACCTATTACAGCAATTGCAATACCAATACCTGTTGAAATTAAAGCTAATCTCATTAGCTTCAACGCCATAGTGCCACCCTTAGTAGCACCCATAAATCCTCTCATTGCAGTAGTAGCGTTTTTAATTTTTCCAGCTTCTTTGCCAAATCCAGCATCAGCATTTGCTTTAGCTAAATCAGCTACAGCTTTTTTACCACCTTGCATAGATTTCGTATAAACACCACTAGGGCTGAGACTACTAACACCAGATTGAACTCTTTCCGCAACTCTCTGACCAAGTAAATTAGTTTTTACAATACGAGACCCAATTCCGCCTCTACCAATTTTATTAGCAGTCTCTTGAGATATATCCATACCTTTATAAGATCTCTGCAAAGTCATTTGACCAGCAGTGCCTTTTGGTGTATTCGTAATTGTTTGTTTTAAACTAGTAGTTATACCAGCTTTGTCATAAGCTGCTTGCTTAGCAGCCATTGCTGCTCTTTTCTCTGCAGTTTTAATTCCTTGTAGATGTTGAGTCTTAGATGTTGCTACAGATTGCCTATAAGATTTCATTTGCGCAGCATTCTCTATTCTTATATCAGCCATCTTTTGCGCATGCAAAGCAACTTCGTCAGCCTGCTGTTGAGCAAAAAGGGTCGCCTGATTTGCTTTCATTTCAGCAAAAATTTTCTTTCTTAACCCCTGGCTTTCAAGCGGTCCAGCTGGGACACCAACTTGAGGGACAGCTTTTTGTAAACTAAGATCATAGACTCTTTTTGCAGAAGGAGACAAAGTAGCAACCTTGCTTTTATCACGCATAGCAGCAATTGCATCTTCAATAGTATTATTATAAAACCCTAACTGCTTAGCAACTTTCCTTCTTTCATCATCTATTAATTGCGAAGTAACTGAGTTAAATGAAATTTGAGGTGGAGGAGTTAACTGTCTTACTGGCTCTAAATTACTTAAAGCCGATCTAAGAGATGGAGGTCTTTCAATTGCACTTCGCCCTAAAGCAAACTTTTGCCTTGCTGCTGCGGCACCAGTTAGCGCTCCTGCCTCTGGAATAACTGCTTCAGTTATCCCCGCACCCACCAAAGACATTTGTGACCTACCACCAATCCTTTGAGTAGCTGTATTTCTTAAAGATTGATACAGTCTATCTATTTTTTGACGAGTAACTTCAGCAGTAGAACCAAAAGCTACCAATCCACCTTCGGCAGTTCTTATTTGAGGAAGCATTTTTGCAAATGTTCTACCTAGAACTCCCATAGATGCTTGGAAGGTACCTATTGTAATAACAATTGGACCCAGCACTGCAAGAAATGTAAGCACAATAGCAACAACTTTAGCAATACTGTCTCTAGTCGCTTGAGTTAAACCTTCCCAATACTCTTGAAATTGCTCAAGCTTTGCCGACAAAAATTTTATTGCAGGAGCAACTGCTCTTAGTATTTCAGCAGCAAAAAGTTTAAAGTTGTTCTTTATCTTCTGAACAGAAACAGATAAAGACTTTAGGGATATATCTAATTCATTATTAGCTATTTCAGTAGCTGTTATCGGACCAGCCAATTCAATAAGCATCGCTCTTCCAGCTTCTGACGCAACTCCAGCAAAAGTATCTTTTCCTTCTGCACGATCTTTTCTAACTTGTACTGCAACGGCTTTTCGCGCTGCTTTTGCCGATTCAATATCTGTAGTAGACAACGCACCACCTGCCCCTTTACCCTTGTAACCATCAACAGTTGCGCCAGCAGTTCCAGCAGCAACCCGAGCAAGAATTCCAATGTCCCTGAAATTTTCAATAGTAGCTTTTAGAGTTGTATTATTAAATGAATTAAATTTAACAATCGCTTCTTCTGCTATGTTTGCAAGTGAATTTTCTGCAGAGCCAGTTGTTTTTAATTGCTTATCAAACAATGCCAATTGCTCAATGGCAATAAACATTCTTGGTCCCTGTCTTTTCTCAAACAATTGTGACATCAACTTCAAAGCGCCTTCTGTTCCTGCGGCGGAATCTTTAATTTGACTAAACACATCAACAATAGCTTGCAAACCAACTAGCCCAGTTTTTGTGGTTGAATTAAATGCCTGAGTTGCCTCAGTGTTGACTCCGTACTGCGCTGCTAACTCAGCCATGAATTTTGTATTCTTTATAGTTGGAAGAATTAATCTCTGTAATGATGTTTTAATTGAAGTTGCTGAAGCTCCAACATCCAAGCCTGCAGCCTTCATAGGAGCAAGCATCGCTGCAGCTTCTGTCATGGAAAGACCAAAAGCTGTTGCCATTGACCCAACTTCTGGAAGAGAATCAGCGAGGTCTTGGAGAGTCAGTGCAGTGACGTTTTCAATAGCGTTAAATATAGCAAGCTGAGTTTGTGCTGCTTTAATCGCCATTGTCTCTCGTTCACGAGCATCTGTAACTAATCTGAATGCACCGTTTGCCTCATAAGCCCTCTTCGCATTAAAGAAAAGAGCTTGTGATAAATCTTTTGCTGCACCAATGTCCATTCCACCAAGTTTTTCAATACTTGTTGTTAATGTTGTAAGCAATACAATATTCTCTTGTTGAACAATTCCAAGCTCTGCAAAATCTGATGCTAGACCAACAACAATATCTTTTGAAACACCAAATCTGGAGCTAACACCCGTCAGCTGCGAGTCTAACGCCTTGAACGCAGATACCATCTGTTTCATCATTGCTGCCTGTGTCGCAGTTGGCATTTTCCCTTCCATCACACCAACTTTCACAGCGGCTTGCTCAGCACTCATTGCAACGCTGTCAAATACTTTTGATAACCTAGTAGCTTCTTTATCTACTGCCAACAACGACTGGAAACCCAACCTACCGAACAGCATGATAGGAGCTGTCAAGTTAATCATTAAGCTTCTACCAACAAATTGGGCATCCTTACCCATTTTTTGCATCTTCAACGAAACGCTAGCAACATCTGAACCAAACGCTCTAACCCTCGCACCACGCATGGAAGCGCTCATGACTTGCAACTGCGTTTTGGTTGATGCTAGTTCTCTACCTAAAGCAGTAGTTGGACCACCAGCTGTTCTGATTGCCCCTGTATAAGCAATAATATCAGCTTTAAGTCTTTTAGATTCTTCGCCAAGAACTCTTTGGTTATCTTTTAATTCCTTAACAGTCTTGGCATGATCTTTCATACCACGATTTGTAATACCTAAAGCTTTATTTACAGCCCGACTTTGCACATCCAATTTGCTCATTGGAATCGTGATTTCTCTTAAATTGGCGGTTAGCGCTTTAACAGATGCGCTAAGATTAGCTACATCCTTAACCCCATTAGTATGGACATTGATTATAAGATCTACATCAGACATATTTGTACCAATGTAAATTATCCCATTTTATTGAGAAATAAGCAATCATGATTCTTCTGAATAACCCAGACCAATAGCGGCATTCATAATGTCCCAACTACGCATAGCATCAATCGGAGCCCGATCTTCTGGTGTGTACCAATCTTCTTCAAAGTCAACATCAGCACCCTGAGAGGCAGCCAGAGCTTTCATGTTTTTGCTAAACTCATTTGAACAAGCACGATACAATAAAAACAGTTCGTGCAGAATTAGAGATTCTTCTAACTGCTCTAAATTAGCCCATGCGCCAACCTGCACAAAGACTTCCGACTCATACTTCAGAAGGGGGATCTCATTCCAAGTTAGAGGATCTTCATCCTCATCCCCACTTACTCGTTTGGGTTTGGGTCGTTCCCCATTGCAGCAGCCATGACTTCACCGAATGTACGCAAGTCAAGAATATCTTCAAGTGCATCCCTGTCTGCAGCCAATTCTGGGTCTGACTTACGCAAAGCAATAGAAGCTGCACTAACCATCTTATCAATGTCTTCGTCAGTCATTCCAGTCTCGCTATCAGATTTCATTTCATTCGCAACCTTCATAAACTCTCTAAGGTGCTTGATTGTCAAAGCCTTCACAACTCTTGTCTTACCATCAGAAAAAGTAATCTCAGTGCCTTTAAACAAATCAGTGTTTGTTGCCATTTGTATTGCTCCTTGTTTCATATTGGGGATATAGAAAACTCCCAAGTTTCAGTATATCATACCGATCCTTGGGAGTTTCCCTAGTACAAATAATTTATTGGTTTAAATTAGATTTGGTCAATGATTTTGCCGTACTCATAACCCGAATCACCAGTTACTGGCAAAATACGGAATGAAGTTTCAAATACGGTAGCTTCTGCTCTTTTCATTGCAATCATTGAAGTTGTCATTGAGATTGCTCTCTTTGTGTTGAACTTACGAGTCTTCGTCACTGAGGCTGTTGAGCCAGGTGCTTGACCAGTTACTTGCAACGCATACTCAAAAGGGTTCACGCTTTGTGCACCGAAATGGAATGTTGTTGTGTTAGCTGCTGTGGTGTTTGCCTTAAGAGCATCTCCACCAATTGTATTATCGTAGTTCCAAGCCATTGCGAGGTTCTTTAATGTACCCTCAGCAAGAGTTGTCTTAACCATAACTTTAACCTTTGACTGAATGACTCGTGCAGCATCGCCGTACTGGTCAATTTCAATGTCAACCATATCTGGTTCCCACGAAATCTCAAGACCACCTTGGGTTGCGCCTACATCTGTCAAGCTATCAAAATCTGCGTTTGTCATCGTGATGTTAGAAAGACCAGTTTTAACTGTTGCCTCACCAACTACGATATTGGAAGTTGTTACTGCCATTTTATTTTCCTCCTATTACTCAAGGATAAAAATTTTTTTACCCTTGCGATCTCGCCATTTAGAAATCTTAATAGCGTTATCTAATTTTATTTCATTAGAGCGGCGACCTATTCCTACGCCTTTTTGCCACTCAAAATCATAAAGATCTTTTCCTAATTTTACGGCATACCCTGGGGTTTTGCCGATGTATGTAATTACAGTATACTTCATATCCTTTTATGATACCACAAATTAGCTACAGACTAACCGAGAATACGGAAAAATCAAGATCCATTTGATACCAGCCTTCTTTTTCAAGAGGCTCTGAAAGCCCTGAACCTACTAATTGTGATGAAACAACTCTCACATTTGCGCTTGGGACAGTTCCTTGTATCTGATCGCCCCGACCAAGTAAATAAATAATTCTTTCCGAAATTTGGAACAATCTATCCACATTGCTATCGTATATAGAATAACGAATTGCGTCATAACGATTCCAATATGACTCCACTGATGGGATTGCAGGGTTATAATAATAGATTACAAATGGAGGTGTTTCCGTTCCGTAACCGAGGACTGGAAAGAAGTTCATTACTTTCCCAGCAATGCTTGTTAGCGTTGCATCGGCTTTTAAAAATGTGTTTATATCATAGACACTAATTGGCATAACTAAGCTCCTCTTACTCCGCCTCTTACGCCGAAGCCTTGCTTTGTAAGAGCAGCAGAAATCTGTTTTAAGATGACAGCTTTTGCAATTTGCCTGAGCTGTTCTTTCTTAGATTTAATAGCAACAAGTCTAGCTTCATAAAAGAACATACGACTTCCACCCGACCAACCTGGTCTTGTTGCCATAACACCACCATTCCTAGCCTGAATTTTTGCTTTACCTTTTCTACCTGTTAACAAAATAGATGCACCAATTTGCGTATTACGCCCATACTCACCAGTCTCTGCTTTCTCAGGTGGTCTGATCTTTAATCTCATACCAGTTACACCATACGGAATTAAATCGTATTCTAAATATTTAGCAGCCGCACCAACAGACTTAAATGCATCTTTGAGTTTCCCTTTTGATGATTCAAGTGCTTCTCTTTGTGCAGCCTGCACTCTGATCGGAAATATAGAATAATAAAGAGCAGCCGTTTCTAATTGCAATGAAGCTGATTTACTTATTTGAATACTAAGCATTCTCAACCACCTTCCTGCAAGTTAGAAGGACTTGCCTTACTTTACCATTCAACCCAGTTTGTTTATGGATATTAATAATCTCAACAGGACCAGCTTCAATCACATTGCCGTAGCGGTCAACCACATTCTGGATGCGGTTACTATAAGATGCGTATTGTAAATCCTTGTAGGAAATATAGAATTCAATTTCATCAATGTTATCAACATAAGGGAATGTTCTTCTATCCGAAGAAATAGCTTGGTACCTTGCTTTGATTGTTCCTGACTTTGAATAAGTCACAGCTCTTTGCCCTGCTGCATTTGTAGTTGATGTCTTAACATAGACATCAATTTCATGCGAAAGTTTTAAATAAACTCCATTAGACATCAGACAATGTAGTCCATGATAAATAATGTATAATCCATGAGTAAAATATCGGCATCAATATTACCTGTTGTTTCAAAGAAATTAGTGTTAGTGAAATACTCAATAGTGTCCATATCCACTCTATGGATACCATGCCTTCTAAATTCAGAATCATCATTCATCATATCTTCTAGTAATAAATCGGCTGCTTGCTCAATATTATTTGGTACAAACTGCCAACCAAAATCACCTTCAATCAGATACGCATCTCTTGGATAAAATTTGTTTGTTAACAGAGCAACATTCACACTATCTAAAGTTGATCTTCTGAATTGAAGATAATATGTTGACCCGAATCTATGAGGTTCTTTAGCTTTTTCAATATTGTTTACTGTTACATCTTCATAGTCATGTAAAACTTCTTGGTCACTAGTCCCACTATTCATCGTAACTTTACGCAAAGTATTAATTGGGTATGGAAGATGTAAAGTATTCTTCCCTGTCCCAGATATCTCAATAGACTTGTTTGGGTAGTGTTCAAATCCCTGACCACAGAATGTGTTAATGATATTTCTTACTTTCTTTTCCATTTTATCAAACTTGTCATACCAGTCATCTTCCAGTTCGGGATGGTCCTCAAAGAAGGTGTCAGCCGTGATATAAGGCGTGTAGACATTTATATATTGAGATTTGGTATAGGAAGTGCCAGATACAGTATATGTAAAATCAGCACGGTACTTACCCGCCGAATTTAAGATATAGTGTCCAGATGCCTGTTGCCCATAAGTAATGGTATAAACACCTGCCGAAGACCTGGTTGCTGCCGTTGGACCGCTTACGAGAGTTCCGAATTCATGATATAAACTTGCAGAGACCGCATTTGAAGTTGGGTCGGCAGGTAGCGTTAAAGTTAGCGTCTTACTTGTATCAATTTTTACATCATCCATAATAGTCAATTATATCAGAGAAGGTATTCTAAGCCTTAGAATGTCTAAAGAGCTTAAGAAATATAAGAACCCCATTATTTGAAAATAGTTAAAGCCATATAGTTAAGCCCTATCTGTTACCTATTCGGGTGGAGTTGGGAAAACAATCGTTCTGGGATCAACATCTTCTACTGGCAAATCCCTAAGTTGTTGACGATAAGCAGCCCATGCTGTTTTATCGGCAGTGCTATCCTCTATTTGAGTCCAATCAGAATTTAACAAAAGGTGGTTGCGATGAAAACGCACGGCAGCGAGAATAGTTTCATCACTGGCAGATGACGGATCATTTGCGTAACTTATAAAACCATCACATAAAGGATCTTCTTCATCAATATTCAAACCAAAAATTTCCATAAATTATACTCCTGCCAAGATAATATAGTTTACCACGATTGTTGGTTGCATGTTGTTGTGTGCACCACCACCTCCAGTGTTTGCGTTGGTAACAGTAACATTGCTTGTTACAGAGTGAGTGTGAGCACTTTCGGTTGCGTTGGTGACAGCGACATTGCTTGTTACAGAGTGAGTATGACTCACATTCATGCCAGCAGTAGTTCCAGAGTGTGAGTGGTCGGCACTATGACCACCAGTTGTGTGAGTATGGTCGCCTACTCCATAAATAGGACTAGTACTTGTAGTGTATGTTCCACCACCCGCTGATGCTTCGTTTGTATTGGTGTGGGTGCTTGTAGCGGCACCAGTTCTCAAGCCAATTGTGTGACTATGCGCACCACCACCATTGGTTGTGTGTGAGTGGTCAACGCTTGCTCCACCAGTTCCAAATGTGTGTGAATGGTCCGCAGATTGGTTGCCAGTATTAACAGCATTATTTGTAACAGTAGGGGTGTGACCGTGAGAAGAACCAGCACCACTCGTAACTGCATTATTTGTAACAGTAGGGGTATGCCCGTGAGAAGGAATATCTGTTGTTGCTAAAGTAACAGTTTCAGCACCAACCTTTTCTCCCAAATTATTTGCGGAACTTAAAATACCAGCATCAGTACCGCCCATGTTATCAACACCAGCAACCGTGCGACCTCTAAGGTCGGGAATGTTAAAAGTTGTTGAACCATCACCAGCACCATAAGTAGTACCTAGTACAGTAAACAAACTTGCATAAGTAGTACGACTGATTGCTTGTCCGTAGCACAACTGCCAGCCAGTAGGCGCAGTAGCGCCAGCAAAAGCAGTTATCATTCCAATAGGACTAGCTTGAAAAGCAACAAATGCTGTAGTCGCAACTTGAGTATTAGATGTCCCTATCGCCGCAGTAGGTGCGGTAGGTGTACCTGTAAAAGCTGGGCTGTCAGTTGTAGCAATTCCTGTCACTACGCCAGTATTACCATTCACTGAGGAAACACCCGCAGTTACAGCTACTGCTACAAGTGTCCAAGTTGTACCATTATACAACCAGTTTTTTCCAGCAACAGAATAGACCTGTCCATTAGTTGGTGAATTAGGAAAATCTATTGCAGCCATTAAATAGTAATCTCAGACTCTAGCCATGAGATAGTATCCTCATCCCAAATATAAAGCTTATCGTCAACTGGCTTTGCTACAGGGGCATCCCAATTAGTTGTTGTTTCGTTAAGAACCCAAGATGGGAAAGGGCTAGGAGTAATAAATACATCAGCTAATTCATTATAAGAATAACCAACACCTGCATACTGTTTACGAATATTGTTGTTATAGGATGTTTGTTTCCAAGTACCTCCCAAAAGATTGCGACAGAACTCAGCGCCTACAGCCTCTGATTCATCTCCTGCGCTATCTTTACATTCATTATTAGATACCACAATAACTCTTAGTACAGTATTATCTTCACTAATTTCAGCAAAATGTGCCATTCATGCTCTCCTGGATATTAGCAATATCCTCTTATGATATCAAAAATCCGTCAATTTGTCTATCACTTAGATTATAAACTATCTTGTCCATAATTGGACAAATTGAAGAGCGTGACCTTCGGAACCATTCTGAAAGCCACGAGTTTCTGTTGAACCAGAGGACCAACCATGAAAAGACCCGTGACCACTCCAGTGCCAAGTGAATAGTCTTGCCGTTCCGTTTCCTGAACCAAAATCATTATCACGAAATCCAGAAACATCTGTGGATGTTTGAGTCCCCCCTAGCCAAATATTTGGATAACGGCTATTAACTCCTGTCCCTGCATTAGTTCCACCGTCTGTTGGGGTAGAGCCAAACTGATCAACCCACGCAAATGCTGATTGATTAGTTATCTTATGATAAAAACTATCTCCGATGCCAGAATAGCCATCTGTTGCATTACTGATTCTATTTACTACAAGATAGTTTGCTCCGTCAAAATTTTTCCATCCGCTAGCCGTTCCATTCATTAAATAATTAACAAATGAAGAACTTACTTTAGAAATGCCAGCTGCAAAAGCATTCTCTTGCAGAAGCCCAGAAACGGTAAGTTCACTTTCCGTACCAAACCAACCACCGCTATTATCGGAAGATTGACGACCTTTCCCAATTAGAACCCAACCGCCACCGAGGTTTGTCATATCACACCAAAGCCTGACTGCCGCTCCACTATACCCTGTTGGCTTTATCCAATAGTTACCGCTTGTAGTTATTCCAAGTTCATTACGCAAATAGAGAGCGCTCGGTGTAGCCAATGCTTCAGTAGAACCATCTAGCGCAGGAGGAAGATTACCACCTAGTCTAAAGTTTCTGTGTTTTTTTAATGACCAAACACCAGAAGCGCCTCTTGATGATGGAAATTGCGGCATTAGAAAGTGATACTCCCAGTAGCATTGAATACATAAATTCTATATCCATTTAATAGGTTTACTGTTGGAGAACCAGTAGTTGTAGCAGCCGTAAAAGAGTCCGAGTAGCGAACTACAACAATTCCTGAACCACCGCCACCAGATGCTTGGCTGTGACCAGTTCCTCCGCCTCCGCCTCCAGTATTTACAGCGCCAGCACCACCTGGTCCTTCACCTGCGGTGCTTCCTGCTGAACCATTGCTAGATCCGCCTGTGCCGCCAACTCCAGCACCAGTTGAGGAATGAGCTCCCCCGCCTCCTCCGCCGCCTCTTCCTCCATCAGAACCTGGAGCGTAGTAACCGCCGCCTCCGCCTCCGCCTGCGTAGGCTAATGTCGCTCCTGTTATGGATGAAGCTCTTCCATCGCCGCCTTTTGTTGTTAAAGCGCCGTCACCATTTCCTCCTGGACCACCTGCGCCGCCTCCACCATGACCAGCAGTCGGGGTACCAGTTCTTCCACCAAAAGTTGCTGCACCACCAGCATTCCCGTAGCCAACAGATGCTGAAGTTGGTTGTAATCCTCCTCCGCCAGCAGGGCGACCTTGTTCAACTCCACCACATCCACCTCCACTACCACCAGCCGTTCCAGGATTATTTGCGTATCTTCCGCCAATACCACCACCCAGGGCAACGATATTTATACTTCCGCCAACAATGCTTGAGTTTGCTCCAGCGGCATCTCCTGCACCACCACCGCCTACTGTTACTGTGTAAGAAACTCCAGCAACAACAGATATTGCTCCTTCAACAAATCCACCACCGCCTCCACCGCCACCGACATAATTACCACCACCACCTCCACCACCTACTACTAAATATTCAACTGCATTTGGTTTTTGAGATACCCAATTAAAACCAGATACAGCATCTCGTACTTCATTTAAATTCCATAAACCAGATGCCCCAATACTTTGCCCAGGAAATTGCGGCATTAACTAATCTCCTCATAACTACAGACTGCTTCAAGGTCGGAGTTGGCAGAAGCAGTAAGGCGCAATGAGTCTCCTTCTTCTAGATAAAAAGATTTACTAATGACATCCAGTGTTGCATCTGCTGGTACCGAAACTGTTTTAGCAATGTGATAAGCAGTTGTTGAACGATACAAATCAACGGTAACATCCGCAGTATTTGTTCCGTCAATATTAGAGACATAAAGGGCGTTAACTTTAAATACTTTTCCGCTTGAACCAGAATTTGTAACGATTGCAGTTGCCGATGTTGTAATAGCAAGAACTGCTGTTTTTCCCGTGATTGTTGTTACCGATACTATATTAGGTGCTGCCATAATTTCTCCTTGTTACCCGAATACAACTGCCATAGCAATTGCCTTACCTGTTGATGCAGGTGTAAAACCTAAATTTGTAGCCGCAACATTTGCTGCAAGCTGTGTATTTGTAATTGTTGTATTTGCAATTTGGGTTGCAGTAATTGTAGTGTTTGCAATCTGCGTTGCAGTAATTGTTGTATTAGCAATTTGTGTTGCAGTGATTGTAGCATTTGCAATTTGTGTCGCAGTGATTGTAGCATTAGCAATTTGTGTTGCAGTAACTGCTGTATTTGCAATCTTCGCTGTCGTTACGGCTGTATTAGCAATCTTTGCTGTAGTGACAGCTAAATCAGTTATTTGATCAGTAACGATACCTGTAATTAATCCGCCTGTCATTTCCCAAACATAACCCGACCATGTGTATGTGCGTGGACCTACCGTGTAAGTGTCGTTAGTAGCTGGGGAAGCAGGGAATGTAAATGCCATTAGATACCTGCTACGACTTCCTATATCCATAAACGCTAATTTGCCCAGCAGTCATTGTTCCTGAACTATCATTAAAAAATCTAAAATCCGTGTAACTGGTTGAGTTTTCTAATGAACCCGCAAAAGTTCCAACGTAACCACGCCCATAGTACCCACCATTCATTTGAGTTCTAACGGAAAGAAACGGGGCTATCAAATCAAATGTGCTAGATGTGGTTGGTACACCAGCATCAGTAAGACCAACAAACCAAAAGTTTGAATTATTCTGTGGCACAAAAGTCCACGCCGTAGCATTATATAATGCATAAACCATGTTCCCGTAATAACCAGTAGCAGTAGTACCCATTTTCAAAGCAAGTCCTTGCGAAGCACTCGTTTGCAGACCAGTTACAACTACTCTGTAATTATCGTAAGTTGCAGAAAAAACATTTGTAACAGCAGTTGCTGCCTCACCTGCAACAACTGCTTGCGTTTTAATGAACTCTAAACCTGTTGGGTTTTGTGCAGGGCTGTTCGGGATAACCCACGCCGTACCGTTGTAAATATACAAACGGTCCGTGTCGGTCTCAAAAATCATTTGACCTTCAAACGGCACAGCAGGGCGGGTTGAAGAAGTACACACACCAGGTTTAATAATTGATTGCGCACCAACAACAGAACTAAGAGGCATTATCCTGAAATCTCCATAAGGGTAATTCGGTTTACGGCACCAGACCACAAAACAAAAGAACCACCCAATGTAGTGTGGTTTATTCCTGTAAGAGAATAAGTAATAGTTGAAGTAGTACCAGCAGTATCAAAAGCATGAATATCGTATTGTTGATGAGCCGAAACTCCGTATGAACCAGCAGAGTTCATTTGAAAGTTGTGTGTCCAATCACCAAAAGAATTACTACTGGAAGTAATTTTATTACCAGAGCCAACAGCACCTCTGCGAATCCACAAAGAATAATAGTTAGAAAAGTTAGTTGGATAACCACCAAAAGTAAAAAATATAATTATTTTTGAAGAAGCAGACTTTGGAGTAATCTGTACAAGGTTGCTAATAAACATGGTTTCAGAAGCACTAGTAAGATTTTGGTCGCCAAATGCTGGCTGATTAGTTACAACCTGCAAAACACTTCCGTTTGTTGTAGCAGATGACGCAAAATATCTCCACGATGAACCATTCCAAACACCAAGCATGTCGGTGTCAGTTTCATAAATCATCTGCCCCTCAAACGGTGTTGCGGGTCTGTTAGACGAAGTACAAACGCCTGGTCTTAGCCCTTGTGTAGTAGCAGAAATAGTCATCAGCGAATCCTTGTCCCAGAAAAAGAATTGTATGTAATACCAGCAGAATAAAGACCAGTAGCAGGCACAATCCACCTGACTCTTACGGTGTCAGCAACAGCAAGTTTTACTGTTGCTGACGAAATAGAGAAAACATCTGACCCCCCTTGCGCTGGTGTTTGAGAACCATTTATGTCCAACCCAGTGCTACCAGATGTGACTAATTGGATTCTAAAATAACCGCTTGTTCCAATGTTGTAACAGTTTCCTGCAACATTAAATTGATAAATGCCAGCCTGCCCCGCAGGAACAGTGAATACCCCAGAACTGACCGATGATGTGTCATCATACAAGGTGGTGTTGTATGCGAGATAAGCATTATTAACGACACTTCCGTTTCCCCCAGAAAAATACACAAGGAAGTTTGGGTACACCGTTGCCGAAGTTGGTGAATACGAACCTGCGCTACTTGTCAGCACCCACGCTGTTCCGTTGTATACCAACACTCTGTCGGTATCAGTCTCATAAATTTGCTGTCCTTCAAACGGAGAAGCAGGGCGAGTAGAACTAGTGCAAACCCCTTGCTTCAAAGAACCAATACCGTAAGCAGAATCTAAACCCATCAGTTCGTCTTATCCCAGCCAACCACCGTAACATTTACTTTGCTCGCCGTGTCAGACAAGCCCTGTAAAGTCTCAGTAGCCAACAAAACTAAAGCTGTATCCCAAACCATCACATCATTGGCACCAATCGGCAACGCAGACATTATTCTATTAGCAGCAGTAGCCGCAGAACCAATAGCTAAAGTAACAGTACGGTCAACCGTATCCGTGTTAGCAATAATGATTTGCTTAACCACATATGTATGACCAGCCGCTACTGTGAACAAAGTCGTAGTAGAAGTACCAAGTTGGGTAGGCGCACACAATCTTGCTTCCGCTCTGTCACCTGATGCCATATTAGCTCCCTATATCCATAAGTATTATTGCTGCATTCCGAGTATCAGTCATAACATCTGAACTAAATGTTGCATTAACCCATGCGCTACCGCTCCATTGTAGCACTTGACCCGAACTTGCGCTAGTGATAGTTACATCGCCAATATCATCCAGCGCATTAATGGTTGGAATTGTTGCATTTACCCAAGCCGAACCATCCCACTTCAAGAACTGCCCTGTGGAAATACTCGTAATAGTTACATCTCCAACATCATCAAGTGCATTAATAGTTGGAATTGCAGCCCAAGCCAAGCCTGTAGCTGTTGAAGAATTAGCTTTTAAGAAATAACCGTCTGTCCCCGCACTTAATTTTGCAGCAACATTATCAGCAGTTCCTACAATCAAATCACCCTTTGCATCAATCACATTAAGAGGTACGCTGTCTGGGACTGCACCAATTTCTGCCCACGCAGAACTGTAATAAACATAAGTTCCGCCAGTTACAGAGTCAAACCATATTTGACCAGCAATAGGGGAAGACGGAGGTGCATCAGAGACCACTGCAGCCATACCTGAAGAACCAATCTCAACCCAGAAAGAATCATAATAAACAAATGTTTGAGCAGTATCTGAATCAAACCATAAGTCCCCCGAAGATGGGCTAACAGGTGGTGTTGTAGAAATCGCTATACTGCTACCAGTAGCGATAGCAGATGCCGCAGAGCTTAGTATAGAAATTGCATTACTAGAATCCTTATAATATAAAATACCATCATTATAATTGACAGCAAGCTCCCCAGCTTCAAGCGAAGTGGGGGCTGTATTTGCCGTTCCAGAATTCTTTAATTTAATTACATTAGCCATTCAAGCCTCTTAATTAGAAAGTACCACCATCTATTGTAGCAGTATTTGCAGCAAGCGCTGTGAGCTGTGAGCTAAAGGCTTGAACATTAGACCCAATTGCAAGACCCAATGCAGTTCTTGCATCAGAAGTCGTTGTTGAACCAGTACCACCATAAGCAACACCGATAGCAGTTCCTTGCCATACGCCAGTGCCAATAGTTCCTACAGATGTAAGGCTTGAAGTAATGACGCTTGATGCCAAAGTTGTATTTGAAAGAACGGCAGAGCCGCCAATGTAGTATGACTTACCAGCAAGAATATTGAAATGCTCAGAAGATGTCCAAGCATCGGTAGCATCTACCCAGTTAAGAGTCTTGTCTGTTGCGCCAAGAACTGTAATACCAGCACCATCAGCTGTTGTATCTGTTGGTGTTGCAACATTAGCAAGAACAACATTCTTGTCCTCAACAACGAGTGTTGCTGTGTTAAGAGTTGTTGTATTACCATTAACAATCAAATCCCCAGAAACTGTGAGGTTGTTTGAGATAGTAACATTGGCTGGAAGGCTAAGCGTTACTGCACCAACACCAGAGTTTGACACTGCAATCTCGTTCGCTGTTCCTGTTAAACCAGTTACAAGGTTTGTTGCTCTATCACTAACTTGTGAAGCAGTGATTGAAATTGTTGAGTTTGCAGCAGCAGTTAAACGACCCTGTGCATCAACAGTAAATGTAGCAACAGTTCCTGCAGCACCATAAGAACCACCAGTAACGGCTGTGTTATCAAGGTCAATTGTAACCTGATCTGTTGCACCACCAGCAGTTGCTGTAAGACCAGTACCACCAGAGATTGTTAATGTATCCCCTGCAGTAATTGTTTGACTAGTTCCAGTATCGCCAGCAAGTGTGAATGCTTGAGCAGCTACCGAGAAGTTGACCTTTGTATTGGCATCATCATAAGTAACTGTAATCCCAGATTGTGTACCATTAGTTACTAATGTGCCAAAAGCATCTTGGGCAGCTTCTACAAAATCAGAAACGGCTGTTGATGCAATTGAGATTGATGTAGACACAGCATTGGTCAAACGACCTTGAGCGTCAACCGTGAATGTTCCAACAGAAGATGCATTGCCATAAGTAGCAGCTGTAACAGCGGTATTAGCAAGATCCAAAGTGACAGCACCAGATGTTCCACCACCAGACAATCCAGTTCCAGCGGTTACTGATTCAATATCACCAGCATCGTTGGTAAAGCTAATTACACCAGTTGTAGTATTATAGGCAAGATCTCCAGAAACACTAATTGATGCTCTTGTATTTGCTGTAAAATCACTAACTTGTGAAGACAAGATAGAGATTGTATTACTAGTTGCTCCTGTCAAACGACCTTGAGCATCAACTGTAAACACACCAACAGCTGATGTGTTACCATATGTACCAGCAATAACGGCTGTATTATCAAGATTTAATGTGATTGTGTCAACAGATGCTGCTGATGATGTTAAACCAGTTCCACCAGCAATTGTAAGAGTATCAGTTCCACTAGAAATAGAAACTGAGCCGCTATCGCCAGCCGCTGTAAAAGAAGTTGCGACATTGGCAATTGCACCGTCAACATAAAGCTTGGTAGCGGCATGGGTGTTTGCAGAAGGGGTAGGCACAATAACTACACCAGAGAAAGTTTTATCCCCAGTAATAGTTTGCGTTGTCCCGAGCGTAGTGTATGCTCCATAACCGCCAATTGCAATAACAGATGTTGCACTGCCACCAGCGCCACCAGTTCCTGTACCATAATACAAAATATTGTCTGCTTCGTTAAATGCTAATTCCGCATTTTCCAGACTTGTTGGTGCACCTGCAGCACCAACAGATGACCTTCTCTTAATTCTTAGCGTATTAGCCATTAGTAGTTTCCTCCATCCATTAATAACGATGCTGCACTATGAACATGATCTGCCCTTGCTGCTAGCACACTCACACCTACTACCCCAGCCCGAGCGATGTCGGCAGGAGTAGTATCTGCAAAATTTAAATATGGCATATTTATTGTTGCTGGCGCTGATGTGAGCACCGTAGTATCATTTGTTTGCACTGTTATGGCTGTAATTTCAGACGCAACAGTAATATTAGAAATATCTGAAGAAATAGAAAGTGAAGTTATATCACCAGACTTAACCTGAACGGTTGTAGTATCTCCTGACATTATCTGCTCACCTCCCCAACAACTATGCAAGACCCCGTAATTAGGGTTGTGATAGTAGTACCATTAGTTTCTTGAAAATCATAAACATAAGTTCCAGATGCTATGTTAGCAGTAGACGCTGCTGTTAAAGATAAGACAACAATTCCATTTGCAGCATTAGTAATGTTTGATGTAAAAGTAGCATTAATTGTGTCAGAATTTCTTTTCTTTCTAATTTGACCAGTATAAGTTCTACTTGTAATGTTTACATTTGCATTGGCGCTATCTTTTATACGCAATTCATGTGCATAAGTATCGCCTTGATAAATACTAATATCTCTAGTTGCAGCCATAATACCTCTATAAGATATTATCGTAAATTGCTTATGCTAGCAATACAGCCCAGGTCGCTGCATCAACTTTTCCAGTTACAGGAATGCCTTTATCTTTTTGAAATTTCTTCACAATTTCCAAAGTTTTTAAACCAAAATCACCGTCTTGTGAACACGCATAACCCTTTTCATTTAATAATGATTGAGCTTTTTTAACAGCTGGACCTTTATTATCTTTAATGATAACTGGTTGGCTTGCGGCTGCAGCAACATTGGCTGGGGGAGTAGATGCCTTTACTTCAACAGCAGCTTTCTGTTCTGCAACAGAACCGAACATCCCCGCTGGTTTTGGGTTACGAGCAACATATTCTTGCACAGCAGCAGTTGGAGTATCTCCAGATACATAACGAATATGCCAAGGCTCTGAAGGAACAACTTCCCAACTCCACCCAAACTTTTCAACATTTGCAATCAACCAATTCATCCTTTTCTTTTCCGAAGCACCAGCAATATCCACAGCCAGCCCGAGGTTATGCTGCGATTTACCTGGTGTTGCAAGCATTGCCATACCTTTCTTCAAATACCAAGTCTTACCTTCAAAAGTTTTTGTTGAACCAGTACCCGTATCTTGAAGGCTATAGCGAGTTAAAAATCCAGCCTTTTGGCTGTCATAACTGCGATATAAATCACCGCTGCTCGTGGGAGTAAGTTCTACGCCAGCAGCTTTTGCAGCCTCAACCATTGCATTCCAAGCATCTGCTGCAAGATAAAATAATTTTCCACCCGTTGGAATATCTCGCAACAAACTTGGGTGCAACTTACCTGGTTCTACACTTTTTAATGCAGCAGGCATTTTAACTGGAACAATATAATCCCATTCAACTTTAGCCATTATTTATCTCCTCCAACTTTTCTGTTAAACACAGCATCAATTTCTTCTAAAGATAGTTTACCATCATCTAAGAAGGCTCGTGAGAGTCCTTCTACAACAACGGCAACCCCAGCAATTCCAGCCATAAAGCAAGCTTTCCATAAAGGCACATCGGCTATAGCGCCAGCTCCGATAACACCAAGAGCTGACGCAGAAAAAGTAGCCAGTATTCTAAAAAGAATATTCTGTATTTGTTTCACTTAAACTCCTAAATTATTTTAGAGGGATTATTTTC